CGTGTACGAGAGTTTCGCATACAACAGGAGAAATTAAACGAGGCGTTTCAACGACTGATTGTAGACAACAGTGATGCTATTATACGATTTCTCCAATTGATGTTACAGATAATGGAGCGATTGGTGCCAGTAATTGACACAGTAATAAAAACAATTTCATTAATACCAACTGAAGCATTTGAGATAGGAGTTATTGCTGCATTTGCTCCATCATTGCTACCTAACTATATTGCAACTAGAGGTATACAAAGGTTAACGCAAAAACCAGCCACCATTTATGAGGATGACCTACGATTTACACCACCAGGATTAACACGTCCACCTGCACCGCAGTTGCAACAACAGGAGAAAGAAGCAGATGATAAGGCTGAAAAACGAGAACAGAAATTGTTTGACCTTCGTAAAAATCATGCTGAAAAATTATTTGAACTAGAATCAAATTTACGGCAAAGACTACAGGATCAGACAAAGAACTATCTGGAGTGGGAGAAGAATTTTGTTACTAAGTTTCAGGATCAACTAGAGCAACGCAGGCAAAGTCAGGATGAACGGGCACGGCGTGCTCTTCGTGAACGGTACGATGCTGAGGTAGAACAACAACGATTGCTGGAGGATGTTAGTCGAGAACTTGCAATTGCACGTGGTCAGCCAGTAACACCACAAGCTCAGATTGCATTTCAACGTAGTTTACAAGACCTTGAATTACAACGAAAGCGTGATGTAGAGGACATAAATCTAAAGCAAATTGAGGATGAAAAAAAATTACAACAACTAAAGCTACAGGGTCAGGACGAATTAATGAAGCGTATGACAGACTACATTAATTCAGTATCTAATGTTGTTATTGATTTTCAGAAACAAATGACCAATGAGGTCAAGCGGTTTAACGACCAGATAAATAAGGGACAACAGAATGGACGTGGTGGTGGTGATATGAAGGGGGGCAATGCAGTAAATCCATTGCCATTTTTACCACGCAACGCACCAGGCATTACAGTTTCTCCTACCGCAGAAAATGTTAATTGGAGTCAGGTTGGTACACGGCATGGACAGTTAGGTGGTAACAACCGCAGCGCACTTAGTCCAGATGCTAGTTATCAAATAGACCAAACTGCAATAAACCTAGGACGACAATTGGCTCAACGAGTACCAATTATCCTAACACCCTTTAATGACTATATTGATAAATTGCAAACACGTGGTACTGAGTTGACACAGCTTGAAACTGGCACACGTTTATCTGACCCTGAAATACTGAGACTTGCACGGGCACAACTGCCAGAACTAACAGCTGAGTATCAGCGACAGACTGATAGCATACGGCAGCAAGAAGAGTCACAACGACGACAATTAGAATTAATACGCAGTGGCGTTACTCCTGAGGTAGCACGTCAGCGTACAGAATTTGAACAAATTAATAACGTGCGACTGGAGGAGCTAGGACAAATACAAAGCCAACTCACCTACCTCCAACAATCAAGTCAGCTAACTGGTGAACAAAAGATTATTGTTGATCAAAGCTTGCAAGCGGTAAAAGATTTAACTGTTCAATATGGTGAACTGCCTGGACTAATTGCAGCGGCTAATGAAAAACAACAAGCGTTTTTGGATCGTCAACAACAAATACAGTCACTATCAGTTGGCATTGCCAATGCACTGGGTCAGGGTGTACGGGAGTCACTATTACTAGCAATTAATGGTACGCAGAATTGGGGTGAAGCGTTGGATAAAATTATTGTAAACGTGTTAAATGAGATTATAAATCAACTGTTATATATCCTAGTAATTCAGCCATTAGTAAACAATATCTCCAAAGGCTTAAGCGGGCTGTTTGGCGGTATACTACCATTTGGGTCTGGTGGTGTGATGACAAGTGCTGGTGCAGTCGATCTACCTATGACTTCATACGCATACGGCGGCATTGCTAATAAACCACAATTAGCAGTATTCGGTGAAGGCAGTATGCCAGAAGCATATGTACCGCTGCCAGATGGACGACGCATACCAGTTGTATTATCAGGTAGTAGCGGCGGTGGTAATACTGTTATTGGTGGTAGCACGTCAGTAGTCGTTAATGTTGACGCATCTAATACTAAGGCGGCAGGTGACACTCCTAAAGCGAATCAACTTGGCGACCAGATTGCTAAAGTAGTTCAGGCTGAAATTATCAAACAACAACGACCAGGAGGGTTATTGTACTAATGGCTACATTTGTTTATGTCCCTGACTATGGCACATCACGTCAACATCAACCAACAGTACGCACTGTTAAATTTGGTGATGGCTATGAGCAACGGTTAGCGTATGGACTAAACACAAACCTACAAAAATGGTCGCTCCAGTTCAGTGCTAGAACAGATGTAGAAGCTGATGCAATTATGGATTTTCTGGATGATAGTAATGCTGTTACTGCATTTGACTGGACAACACCAGATAATGTTAGTGGTAAAAAATGGATATGCAGGCAGTGGTCAAAAACAATGATAGCGTACAACATAAACGACATTACTGCTGAGTTTGAAGAGGTCATGGCATGACGTTGCAAAACATCAACTTTTTATTGTTTGCTGAACTAACTAGCGTTGGCTTAGTATCTAGCATTGCGTTAGTTGGGAGTAGCATTGGTATTCATACGCAATTGCAACAACCTAGTCCATCAGCAATTATTGAACTATTTGAACTACAAACATTTGCTAATGTACATGGCGTTGACCAAATCCTTCGGTTTCATGCAGGCACCTCAGAGTTTGGCAATAGTATTGTGTGGAACGGTAATACTTATACTAAATATCCATGTATAGCAACTGGATTTGAATACAATGGCAAGGGACAGCTACCACGACCAAAATTTCAGGTAGCTAATATTGAATCAATTGTAAGTGCATTGTTGCTCGCAGTAAATGAGTTTACACCAGGCAATGACTTAATCGGTGCAAAATTTACACGAATCAGAACATTGCACAAATATATTGATAGTGCCAATTATCCGCAATTTGCACAGATTGAAAATCTATTATTAGTGACTGACCTTGCAACAATTGGTATAAATCCAGATGCTAATCCAAATGCACGTATGCCAGACGAAGTGTACTATGTTGAACGCAAAGTCACGGAGAACCGAGATATTGTTGAATTTGAATTAGTAGCAGCATTTGACATGGTTGGTGTACGTGCTCCACGTCGGTTGGCAATTGCTAACATTTGCCAGTGGGTATATCGTAGTGTTGAATGTTCATATACTGGCTCAAGCTATTATAACATTAAAGACGAACCTGTTAGTACGCTATCACTTGATGTATGCGGTAAACGATTGAGTAGTTGTAAATTACGATTTGGAGCAACAAATCAATTACCGTATGGCAGCTTTCCAGGACTGGGAGGATATGATGGTTGATCTAATTTTAGAAGACAAAATTAAAACGCAAATACTAAAACACGCTAGTCGGCAGTTGCCAAGGGAGTGTTGTGGTCTCCTGGCAGTTTATAACGGTAGGCAGCGGTATTATCCATGTAATAATCTGGCAACAAATAACGATACGTTTATTATGGATGTTGTTGATTTTGCTGCCGTCGAAGACGAGGCGACAGTGCTTGCTATTGTGCATAGTCATACTGTTGGCAACTGCCAGCCGTCAATGGCTGACCTGCAATCGTGCGAAAAATCAGGATTGCCATGGATAATCGTAAATCCAAACACCGAACAATTTTATCAATTTGAACCATCAGGATATGTAGCACCAATTGTTGGGCGACCTTATGTTTACAAATTGTTTGATTGTTATACATTGATTCGAGATTGGTATAAGCAAAATTTTGGACTTGAATTGAAAATAGAATATGAAGCGCCTCCTTTTGATGTTTGGGTGAACAATCCAATATTTGACATAAAACTACCACAACTTATTGCTAATCATGGATTTAGAGAAGTGTCTGTCACTGATGCTATACGTGGCGATTTATTGTTATTCTCCTGTGTTAGACAATCTACCGACCATCTTGGTATCTATCTGGGAGAACAACGGTTTGTGCATCACTCTGTCAATAGGTTGAGCAGCGTTGATTTGTATGGTGGATATTGGTTAAAACAAACTAACAAGGTGATGCGTTATGCGTACAATTAAAGTTTATGGTACCTTAGCAAAATTTTTGGGACAGCACGTTTTTGAAGCTGAGGTTAAAACAGTTGGAGAAGTTGTACGGTTTCTGTGTGCCAATTTTAATGGATTAGAGGCGCATATACG